TTGGATGTAGATAATCATGTACCATCCTAGATGCTGATATCCAGTTAGGATCATTAATCTGACTTCCTTCTGGCATATTTTGTGTCATAGCTATAACATCTGGATCAGTAAGATCTAACTTACTTTCTTCACCCATAATACCTTCCATCATAACATGGGGTAGGGGATAAAACTCGCTTCTAAATGCATCATAGTCATTTGCTTCTGGTGTGTTTATTTCAATGCCAGTAGGATATTCACCCCAGTTTAAAGGTGCTTCTCCAATACCTTCTTTAACTTCACCAGTAATAGGATGCCTATAAATAAAGGTATTAGGTTCGTTTCTTATAGATTCTAGTTCAGCAAATATTGTATCAAATTTATCCATTTAAAATCCACTAACTTTATTTTGAGGGTTTGCTCTGTTCCAATCTAATATTTCATTTTTATCATCTACTAATTTTTGATAAAAAGGATTTGTTTGCCCATTTATAGTTCTAGGAGTAGTGTTAATTTTTTTGTTTAATGCACCTAAATTAAAATAATCACCAGCTAATTCCTTTATACGTTTTTCTTCTACGTTTTTACCTTTTGCGACATATGTATCAAAATTATTTTCAACCCATTGCATAGGCAAAAAATTTGGATTAAATGCTCTTTCTCTATACATTGCTTCCTCAATGGTTTTTAAATATTGTAAATTTTTATTACCACCTTGACCTAAATTTATAAAAGATTTTGGTATGTTTAATTTTGATCTCGCATATGACAAAGCTCTATTGAAATCTTCATCGCTTCTTGCTCTTAGTTTTTCTGTGAAATCATTAAAATCTGGTTTACTAAGTTTGCCTGTCACAAGAAGCTGATTAAGCTGGTATTGCTTTATAGATACTTCTCTTTCATTGAATTTCATGGATATACTGTTGAACACAATTGAATCTGAGAAAGGGGCATATTTAAGCTCTGGATTTTCTTGTAAAAGATCTCTCATTTCATTTGCTTTTTTTGGATCAAGCTTTTGCATTTGTGTTATATAATTTGTAAATAAACTTAATCTTTTTTCTGGATCTGGCTGTAATAAAGCACTCGAAGAATTTATTTCTATTTCTTCTATTTTTAATTTTCTTTTTTTATCTTTTAAATTTATTTTAGTTATTTCTCTTTTGTTTCTTTCGTCTATAGCTTTATTTGCTATAGATTTTAAAACAGCTTTTTCTTGTCCAGAAGCAACAGAAAATGCACTTCGCATAGCTATTGGCAATGTATCAATTTTATTATTTTCTAATGCATTAATTATTGTTTCTGGATTCTCATTATTAAATATTGCATCGCTTACTATGTCTTTTGCTATCTCAAAAACTTTATCATCAAACCTTTTTTCTAATGCAAGTATAGCTTCAGCAGACATACTTAAAGGTCTTGTGGCTAGTATTTGTTCTTTAATACCTTGTACTCTTTCTAAAGTTGTAGCAACTCGGTCTTTGTCGTTTATCGTTTGTCCATCTTTTGTTGGCATTCCAGCTTGTATAATTTTTGGTAAAACTGTGGTTAAATTATTTTCTAAATTTAAAGACCAGTTTGCCTGTAATTGTTTTTGTTTATCTGTAATATATTTAGATGCATAAGTTTTATATTCTGCATTAGAATATACTCCTAGCGATGCTTTAAATTTCTTAGCTGTCACAGGACTTTCAGTATCTAATACGTCAGCTAATCCAGATACAACACTATCTAATTGTTTAGCTACTTCAGTAGGCTCGACATCATCTCTTTTAGCTCTTAATACAATGTCAGCGATATTCTGTTTAGCTATTAATGTAAGATTATCAGATGTTGCTTCTAATGTAGCTGTTCTAGCATATCGACCAAATACAGTTGTTTTATCACCTACAAAATCTAATTCAGTATTACTTTCAGATGCATCTTCTAGTTGTTTTACTGTAGGAGCATTTAAAGCACCATATTCAGCACCTTCTATTTTAGCAGTTTGTACAGCATTCTTATAAAACATTTCAGACATAGAATCTAAGGTTCTACTCAAATTAGCTAGGTTATTAGATCTAGTTTTCTCAAAACTAAAATCTACACTTGGCATTCTTAGTGCCAAACCTTTTGATGAATATCTTTTAAATCTTTCAGCCATATCTATTGTCCACTAGGCATAAACCTACTGCGAGGTCTTATAGGGTTCATAAATTGTGATCTTGTACCAGTTGTTCCAAAGTCTGTGTAAGATGGATCTAAAAAATTATTACTTGTTGATGTTGTTGCAGAAGGAGCTGAACCTATAGTTGAATAATTATATCCAGCCATAGCTACATTTGATACAAGCTGTAAAGTGGCAAACTTCATTGTATCTCTTGCAGAAGCTCTTAGACTTTCTGCTTGATATTCTGCCTGTTTCATTACTGTAGTTGCATTATCTCTAGATATAGTAAAATCATTTATACCAGCTCTTAAACTATAACTTTGTATTATGTCTGGTGTTTCTCCAGATTTAAATGGATCTAAGTTGCCAGAAAAAGCTCTTGCTACATTTGCTGACATTACCTTGTTCATTTCTTTTAAGGTTTCTATACCTTGTTGTTTAAAGTTAGCTCTATCAACTCTACCTTTTATTTCAGTTTGATATGCTTGAGCTTTTAAATTTCTACTATCAGATTTTGCTTTTGCATATGTTGCACCAGCAGAAACTAAACTTGCTACAAGATATAATTCAGCACCACTCATTGACCTACACTCACTTTAAAATCTAAACTCAATACTGTCATAAAGACAGGCTGGTTTTGTGTTATTGTTATTTGGGCATCCCTTGTATATCCAAGAAAACCCATTGTTTTTTTTGTCCCTGTAAATGTAGGAACACCACCAGATCCACTTAATGGATATGTATCTAAAGGAATATCTTTGTTATTTATTGCTATGTTTTGTGTCTTAAAAAGCATAGGAGATATTTCTAGTATTCTTCTTTTCTGACTTTGCACAGATCCAGATGCTAACTTTGGTTCAAATGGCATAGTCTTAACTTCAACGTCAAAATCTAATCCAGCTTCCATATATGTTGATGGTTGTGCAATTGTTGTAACTGCACCAGATGAAACAGCTACAGAAGGATCAACAATATCATCTCTAATTACTGCAACTGTCTTGCCTTCTAAATGGCTATGTCCTGTATAACTTGTACCAGAAAACCCAGTTGTTTTTTGTACTGCTGAATCAGTTGTAAAATCATCGTCAAATATTTCTAAATAATATTTATCTGATCCACCAATAGACCTTTTTACAACTACATATATTTCATCTAAATCAACAGCTACATCTATAAAATCACCATCAGTTTTAAAGAATGAAGGAGCTATTATGTTTTGACTTTTGTTCATCATAAAACAAGCCATTCCTCCAGCAAAACCTGTGGATGCAGAACGATAACCAGCAGTAGATGTACCATTGACTATCATCAATAAATCACCTTCTGTGGTATCTGTGGCTGGTCGTAGAGCCATTTTCTGAGGATCGATAATTAAGTGTGAGGAGAGCAGACTTATATTATTCGCCACATACGACAGCTCTACGTCTGAAAATAACATTTCTCTAAGAGCTTTGCCTTGTCTTTGTATGAACAATGTTCCACCTTCAGCTCCTTGAGGTCTTATGTTTTCTTTTGCTCCTCTTCTAGTAGCTGACTTTACAACTACGTTAGATGGAGTGATAGGTTCTAAATCTGCTTGAGGTAGGAAAAATTCAGCACCAGATGTAAATATCTGTAAATCTCTACCAGACTTAATTGCATTAATTGCATTAACATTGTCAGTAGTTAATGTGACTTGTAGTGCATCATCATCTAAACCTTCATCAGCTTTAAAATCAAAAAATTGTCCAACCTTAGATCCAAACAAAGTAGAAGGTAATGTGGCACTACCACCAAAATAAAGTCTACCCTCATGGAATGTACAAGTTCTAGGATATCCTCTAGTGCCAGACCATGCATCTTCATAACCAGTTTCTAGTTCCCAAGCACCAGAAGCTATAGCTACATCTTTTTCAAAAAATGGTGTTTCAGTTACAACTTTAACTTCTGTTGATGATGGCTGTTCTACTATCCTAGCTCTACCAAAACCATTTAGAACATTAATATATTGATCTACATGACTACCATTAAAAACAGAAACTGATGATGTTATATTTACAGTTCCATCAGTTGCATCTGGTGTAATAGTAGCTGAAGGACTAGTTGTAGCTTTAGTAAATTGTGCTTTTGGTTTTACTAAAGTTAATGCCGATATTGTCCATAAATTATTGGCTGTCCCTCTTACAACACTAAATGGTTGCATATTTTCATGAACACAAATTAGTGTGTCTGTATTTTGTGTAAAATATAATTTTTTTAATTCAAAGTTAGATACAGAATATAATGATCCTACATTGTAATCTACATAACTATTACCAGAACCATTGATGTTTGTAATTAAAGTTTGATTTACATAAAATCTAAATCTAATTGTATTTGCTGTATTATAAGCTGTAGCAACAATTAAGAAATTTTGTGTAGTACTAAACTCAAAAGGTATTAGCATTACACCATTAGAAGCATTGTCACTTGTAAGGTCTTGTAAAAATTTCAAACCAGCTCTTCTGCTAAAACCACCCTGTGGTTCTATTAAAACATTCTTAGCAGTTTCTAGAGCTGAGTAATATTGCTGTAAATCTATTCTACCTCGTAGTAGGGGATCTATAGCTCCTAGTGAGAAATTACTTTGGTATTGTTGTAATCTAGGCATATTATCTCACATCAGTTAATAAATAATCTTGAATGACAGAAGGTGTTTGACCAGCACTATCTATATTTACTGCCTGTCTAAAAAAACCACCTCTGTAACCTTCTACAGCTACTCCTAGTGCTACTCCTCTCCAATATTCTGATTTTGCTATTTGATCTGTCATAACTTCAGCTAAATGCCAAGCAATCTGATATGTAAGCAATTGTGTGAAATATGATGGTAAATTACTTTCTTCTACATCTCTTTGATAATCTATAAATATAGACGTATCGTTAGTAAGTAGTGCAGAAGATCCATTTAATTTAGTTCCCATTTCCCATGCTGTTGTAAGAGGACTACCAGCATTACCACTTGTTCTGACAGCTCTAGGAACTCCTGTAAGCATATCATTTGGCATATTGTATAGATATCTCCATTCTGAATTTGGAGTTTCTGTATCTCTATTTAATTCTTTTTTTGCTATTGTGAATGACCAAGCATACATTCCAAGTGTTGATTTTTTTACATCTTCATAAATTAGATTACAGGCATTACCAGCAACAGATCCATCTGTAAAAGAAGTAATACTTTCTGCACCAAGAAGAAGAAGAGCTTTGTTACAAATTTTTACGTCTGTATCACCAGATGCCATTTTCTACTCCTAAGTAAAAAGCGAGAGCATCGTTGTGATGCTCCCACCTAAAATGTTAGTCACTATCTGTTTGTGCGATAGTTGTTCCATCACTTACATCAACTACAGATGAAGCATTAGAAACTACTGTATGTATTGATGATGCCATTGTTCCACCAGTACTAGTAACAGAAATAATAATATCTCCTACAGCAACTTCTGAAGATACGTCATTGAAGTAACCACTTGTATTTAAAGTAGCAACTGAATCTGTTGTTATAAATGTAAAGATCTGGGGAGCTGTGCCTTTTTTGGATTGCCCACCAATTGGATTCCATCCATCTCTTGAATAAGCCATAATTAAGACTCCCTAGTAATAACATCAACGATACCATCTGCATCAATTGCAACAGCACCCATTGACAACATTGCAGTAACAAGAAAACTTGTTTTTTCAGCAATGTAATTAATCTCTGTTTTTGGAGCTATACCAACAGCACAACCCACAGCAGAGCTATGAAAAGCAAAGTTTGTTCTATCATTACTTCCATCTTTAGAAAGACCACCTTCGTCACGATCTCCTAATACATGAATAGTAAATCCCATGAACTCACCAATTCGACCACTACCTTGTGTCAAAGCTTTGATAGATGCAAAGTCTGCACTAACAGCTCTTTCATCAGCTAGTAATCCAGCTAAACCAGAAGCATGAATAACCATGTGTCTGTCTGTTGCTGGTACGTTTTTGATGTTTAACTTTTCTGATGCTTGAATAATCTTACCCACATTTAGGTTAGAAGCTGTTGCAGATCCAGAAGTTACAACTGTATTTGCAACTGTAGATCCAGCAGAAGCAGAAGCTAAAGCATCTAGGATGATTTGGTCTTGCCTTCTTCCGATTGCAGATCCAACAACTTGTGCTAATTCAGATCTCTCTGAAAAATTAACTTTTTGCTGGTTAAACATATCTGAATACTCTGAAGCAACGTAGTCAGTTAAACTACATGATACAGAAGCAAAACTTGAATTTAAAGGTACAACGTCAGTACTTGGAGTACGAACACTTGCAGTTCCTTTACCGAGAGTAGGAAAGTTTACTGTGTTTCCTTCCACACCAGTTCTAGTACGAACTATTCCTTGCAATAGGGAAGTGCCTTGATAGGCTTGTTTAACCTCTGCATCGAATAACTGCACAAAAGCTGGACTAAGATTTGTTGACATAATCAACTCCTGTTAAAGTTAAAAAATGAACACCATCTAGGTTATTGGATAATTCCAGCCTTTGGCTACAGATTACGTTCTGCAACGTATGATTTCTCATAAACCAAATCTGCCTATAGAAATAGGTTATAGATTACTAATATAATTACATTACAAGCTACAGCTTGTAAAGACTTAAAGATACTTATAGAGTTTAACCAGCTTTACTTGGATAACGTCTACCAAATTCCTGTTCAACATTATTAGTAAATGCTGGATCATTTCCATATCTAGGATCAGACATTAATGCAGACATTCTAACTTGAAACTCTGATTCACTTTCTTGTGTACCAATAGTTTCAGTTGTAGGAATTTTCATAGTATCACCCATCATAGCTCTAAGTTTCTGGATAGTTCTTTGACCAGAAGCAGTATAGCCTAAAACATCTATTTCAGCTCTTTCTTCTTCTGTGAGCTGTCCTTTATTAACTAAACTATTTGCCCATTGCTTATTAGATCTAATGATAGCTTCAGCATTATTACCAAGCTTTTCTAATTCAGCTTTTTCTTCATACTCATAGTCTTCTTTAGTTTGACCAGAAATACTTATTATTTGATTAGCTAAATCTTCAAAACCTTTTTGGTTTACACCATTTTCTTTTGCCCAACCAACATATGTTTTAACCATAGGATCTTCTAAATCATAACCCTTAGATGTTAAAACTTCTGTGTCGTATTCTTCTGGGACTTTGTGTTTGCCTTGCGAGAATTTTTTCTCAAGGTTTGCGAGGGATTTAAATGCTTCTTCTTCTCTAACTTGACCTGTTTTTGCATCCCAAAATTTCTCTGGAATGTATTCTGGTCTTTCTGAGATTTCTTTCTCAGCTTCAGAATTTTCAAGATGGTTAATATTGTTCTGATTAATACTCTCTGGATCTTGATCTTTTTCATCTTCGACCTCTACTGTTGCCATTAATCCTTTTGGTGCTTCTGTAGTTTGTTCTACTTCTTGTTCTGCTTCAGCCATAGGTTCTCCTTATCCTTTGTTGAATATCTCTAATTACTGAATTTTGTCCTTCTCTAGCATATCCATAACTAGGATCTGCTGAAGGTATCCATGCTGGTTGATCTAAATAAACTTTTTGAAAATGCTCTAAGACAACTTTACCAGCATCTGTTTGAAAACATTTTGCGAAAGCTATGTCCAAATCATTCTGCACATTTTTATCTTTAAATGGAATAGTATTAGGGTTAAGTCCATCCCATCCAACAGCATTGATGGATCTAATCTTTTCAGATTGATTTGCCATTATTTTTTCTTTTTAGACTTCATAATTTTAGATTGTAAGGTTTTTGGCAAAGTTTTTTGTTTTGCTGTCAAACCAGACTTTTTTGGTGGTCTACCTTTTTTTGAACCATAAGTTCCTTTTCCCATCGGCATTTTTTACTCCTTTACCATTTAGTTTTATTTGCCCAATAAGCACCAGACATTTTGCCTTTAGCTATATTTTTGCCATGCCTAGCTTTGAACGACTTAGCTCTTGCTGTCATTGTTTTGTCACCAGTTTTGCCTTGCTGACCAAATCTAATTGTTTTGACCTTGTCACCAACTTTAGCAACAACAACATGAGATTTTGTTTTATGACTAGGAGTTCTTTTAGGTTTATTAAAACCAGATACTCCAGCTCTTTTTAATCTTGGATCAACTGCCATATCTATCCTACTGGTTCTTCTGTTGGCTGTTCTTGTGGTGCTTGACCTTGTTGCATTTCCATTTGCTGTTGTGCCAACATCATTGTCTGTTCCATAATCTGCTGTCTTTCTTCTGGTGTAGTTCTAAGAGAAGAGGGGATACCAAGCATATCTGCAATGTAATCACCTACAGCATCCATCTTTAACAATCCACCACCTACAGCTCCAAGCTGTTGTGATAACTGTAAGAATGATAAAACATCATTAACTTTATCTTTGTTAGATGCCAAAGCCAGAGGTGATACAGGCACTATCTTAACTTGTAATCCATCTATCTTTAATGGCAGTTCTATAATACCCATTTCATCCATAAGTTCTAAAGTACGTCTAACAATAGGAACTAATGTTTCTGATATTAGTCTTCCAAAACTAGCACCCATGTTTTCAGCTAGTGAATTTATTTTGTGCTGTATCTCCAAAGCTGTCCTTGCAGACATATTTTCTGGAGCAATTTCATCGTCTAACATCATTCTCTTAATGTTAGCTCTTAAATCATTTGTAAGTATCTGGGACATATTTGCATCACCAGATCTAGGTAAAGGAGCTAGTGAAGCACCTCTAGCACCACCATTAGACGATACACCTATAACAGAACCAGCCTGTATTGATATAGTTTGTGGATTTAGAACTCCATCATCTACAGCAGTAAAAACACCACCAATAGAAATACTTGCATTTTTTAAAGTTAATTCAGTTACTTTGTTTAATGTTTTTATGTCTGGCAAAGCCATAAGAGCTACACCACGACCATATTTTTCATTACTAGCTACCATGTATCTGGATATTACAAATGGCATACCTTTAAGAGTTCTAGAAACTAGTTTGTGATCTCCTTCCATAGTCGATACACAATAATAAATAAAACCATCTTTTTCGTATGTAGCTTCTAATAATTCTACTTTTTTTGTAGGATCTTCTAAATATTTATCTGCAACTTCTTTAGGTATTGTTGCATCTGGAAACTCTTTAATAATTGCATTGTATGGTCTTTTCATTTTTCTAAAGACAGTATCTACAGTTCCATTAGCTCCTTCTTCAAAACAAATCTGGTAAGAGGGAACTGCTGTATATCTTATTGGTGTTGTTTCATCTCCAGCCTGTATAAGCATTACAGATGTACCAATAGCAAGGTCTAACAAGAACTCACCCATCGCCAAGTCAAAGCCAGATTGATTCATTATACTGAACATTTTTTCATTATAACTATCGAGGATTTGTTCGACTTCGACTTGACGTTCTGGTGGGATATCAGTTCCAGATGTAAGTCTACACCACGATCGTTGGGGAGGAAACAATGCACTTTGGATACGATTTGCAAATCGTGATGTAGAATGTATAGCCGTACTATCAAAGACCCTTTTCATTTTGTCTTGACCTACAGCATTGCCTTCGTAATAACCATCATAAAGATTTCTCATTGGCAAACAATATTCGTAACATTCTTCGTAAATTGATCTCCATTGCTCTTTGTCAGCTTCAGCAGATTTAAATCTTTTTTTGATTTCTTTTACAGAAAGTTCAGCCATAAATTATTCTCCACCTTCTTGATCTTCTTCTGCTTCTTCTTCAAGAGCTTCTTCTTCAATAGGTTCTTCCTTAAACTTTGGATTACGAATAAATTTTTTCATTTAAAATTTAAACTCTTCTGGAATTTCTAGCATATCCTAAAGTTGTCTGGGGTGTAGGATTACCAACAGCAGAACCACCAGTTCTCTGTGTCATAAGAAGATTACTGCCACCTGTTCGCCTTGCTCTAGATCTAGAAGCTATTCTTCTTTTCTCGTCAGTTTCTTGACGTTCCAAACGACTTTCTTGCTCATCAAGATCTGATGTATCTGGTGGTGGTGGTGATGAACTTCCTCCAAATATACTACCCATTAGAAATACCTCGCATATAAAAAATAAGTTTCACTATTGAAGCCATAATTTTTCATTTCAGCTTCTTTTACAAAGTAACATCTTTCTGCCCATCTGACTGCATGTACATTGTGCGAACAAACTGTAAACTGCATACGTTTTGTACCTTTTTCTCGAGCATATAGCTCAAAAAACCTCAATGAAACCCTGTGAAATTTTAAAGTTTTCTTAGAAATATTAGCTGAAGGAATTAGCCAAGCTTCTGAAACTCCATCCCATAAATCCCAAATTCCAAAAATTGCATATATAGTTGAACCAGAAAAAGCTGTGTAGCCTAAACCAGCTTTTGCAAATTGATACAGCTTATGTAGATTGTTTTTATTATGTCTTAGATTATCAATATCAAATTCATTCATATCAATAAAATCTAAATGCATAGGATGAAAGTTAACTATCTTATCAGTTGGATAGTCTAGTTTTAGAACTCTGTTTAATCTAGGAAGCGAATACATCGAAATCTAAAGTCTTAACAATAGTTGGTCTAAAATTATTGAACTGGTTTGGTCTTTTTGTCATAATCCTATGTTCTGATCCTAACAGGCAGTAACCACAGGCATCACCAATGTGTGAATGCATATCTTTATGTGGCACATCTTTGAATCTTTCTTGACCAGCTCCTACAGCTACTCGTTTATAGTGATAGCCACCAGACAAAGACTTTCTTAATTTTATACATTTCTTATCGACTAAGAACCCAGCCTTGCCTTCTATAAGCCTTCCCATAGGTATAGCTAAAGCTTCTCTTCTAGTTCTAAAATCATTTGTTGCTGTAGGCTGTGCCATTAAGCCATGAGTTTTTAAATGCTGGAAAGCTGTAGTTTCAAAGATAGCATCTCTCTGCATCCCAGCTGGGTCACCCCAGATTAATATTTCTGATTTACCAAACCGACTAGCAATCTCACTTTTTAAAATACTACAAAATCTTTCTAGTCCCATATCTTCAGTTACCAGTTCATGTAAGACATGCCATCGACCATTTCTAAGTTTTTGTGCAAAGACACTAGCTGGTGTAAGTCCAAAGTCTAAACCCACATGAACAGGAACAGTAGGATCTAGTTCCAGATCTGCTGACATAATTTCGTCATTATATTCTTGCCATACAGGTTTACCTTCTTGCACAAACGTATATTCACCTTTTGCATAGCATCTAATCCAATCTAGGTTTTTACCACCCAGTAGCTGGTCATAGTATCCATCTGGCAAGTTGTTTAGATTTTCAGCACTAGGATTTGTTTTCCACCATTTACCAGCTTGAAATATATATCCTTGTGCTTCTGGCATTTCTTCTGGCAATTCCTCTAATGGAATCTCTAATACTGCTGGATGCTGTTTAAAAAACTCCCATTTAAATTTTCCTTTAGGTGTTTCTTTTTCTGCCAGACGATACCACCAATGATCATCTTCCATAGCATTCGTATCCATGATTATACCTCGCCAAGTACATCCAGCATCAGCTTTAGTAGGGTATCTTCCAACTCTATGAGATAATCCATCTATAACTGCTTTTGGTAGTGTTTTTGCTTCATTGACGAATGCCCCTGTTAATTCAAGAGATAAAAGTTTTCGGATATCTTTCGGCTGGTCTAGTGCTAAAAAAATAACTTCACAATCAATACCAGATGCATCACCTCTAGCTGGTAATTTTATGTGATGAGTAATTGGTGGTGAGTGATGTACATTGCCCCAGATATTTTCTGGAAATAATTCTAGCCATGTTTTTAACGTAGTTGTTTTCAGCATAGGGTAACTATTTCTTACA